ATGTGTAACCTACGCCTTATGACTGACACGCAGTACGAGACACAGTTAGTAGCACAGCAGATTGATCAGATCATGTTGGGTCTATTCCCTGTGTCATGGGAAGCATTAGTATATGGAGATGATGAATGAGTATGTGTGGTGAGATAGAAAACGTACAGCGTGAGATAGCTACTAAAGAAGAAGAACTATTTGCGTTGACTAAAGAGATAACAGACTTAGAAGATAGATTAGAGAAGTTAAAGGGTACTGACCGACACTACATCAGACCTATGACAGATGAAGAGCGACACCGTTCTATAGAAAGAGGTAAGAAAAGATGATGGAGTTGGCACTAATAAGAACCCTTATGAACAAGGAGTTCTATGATGACAACAAGGGTATACGTTGTCCTGATGAGTTGTTCAGTAAGGATGTGCGTAAGATCAAGCAGACACTAGACTACGCAATGAATACGTATGACCGTACACTGACTAGCTCTGAGCTTGAGGCTTTGTTCTTTGCTAACAACAGCACGATGACTACAGCTAACAAGCAGGTGTACAATGATCTGTTCAAGCGTGTGTCTCGTGAGGAATCTATGAACAAGGAGATAGCTAGTGAGGTACTGTCTAAACTATTCCAACAGGTACTAGGTAACAAGCTGGCAAACATAGGCTTTGACTACGTTAATGGATCACTGGATAGCCTTGAGCCTGTGCGTAATCTATTGCAGACATATCAGGATGACTTCACGCCTAACCTTAAGCTTGAGTTTGGTAACATTGAGATTGATCATCTGCTCAAGGCTAATGACATTCAGTCCCAATGGAAGTTCAACATCCCTAGCTTAGGTAGGAACGTTGAGGGTATCAGTGGTGGTCACTTGATCATCGTAGGCGCACGTCCTAACACAGGCAAGACATCCTTCCATGCGTCACTGATAGGTGCGCCGGGTGGCTTTGCTTCTCAGGGTGCCAAGTGTCTGGTGCTTTGTAATGAAGAGGCATACGAGAGGGTAGGCGCACGTTACCTAAGCGCAGCAACATCCTTATCTATGGAGGAGGTCAAGGGTAACTATGCCTTAGCTGCGTCACGCTATGAGCCAGTGCGTAAGCAGATAGAACTGTATGATAGTACAGGTAAGGACATGGGATGGGTTGAGGCTATCATCAAGGCTTACAAGCCTGACATAGTAGTGCTGGATATGGGTGATAAGTTTGCCGTTAAGAACAGCGACAAGTCTGATGTCTATCTTAAGAACGCTGCCATCCACGCACGTAACATATCTAAGCAGTACGACTGCGCTATCATATGGATGTCACAACTATCAGCAGACGCTGAAGGTAAGATCAATGTAGATCAATCTATGCTGGAAGGAAGTAAGACAGGTAAGGCAGCAGAAGCAGATCTTATGGTGTTAATTTCTAAGAACCCTGTACTTGATGTATCAGATGATGATGCAGATGATTCACAAAGGTACTTGATTATTGCAAAGAATAAGCTTAAGGGTGGTTGGCACGGTAAGATTACGTGTGAATTAGATGGAGCTAGGGCACAGTACCTAGCATAGAGAGGGGCGACAATGGAATTAGTTCTTGATGTAGAGAATACTGTCACACATAGAGGTGGTAAGATGCACCTTGATCCTTTTGAGGAAACCAATAAGCTTGTACAGGTAGGTGTACAGGAAGTTATATCAGGCAGTCAGGACATCTATAACTTTGATCACGTTGAAGCACATGATTATGATGGGTCACAAGCTAAGCAACTCCAGACTAAGCTGGATGCAGCTACCCTATTGATACTACACAATGCACAGCATGACATGCCGTGGCTATGGGAGAGTGGCTTCAAGTACACTGGTCCTATATACGACACTATGTTAGCTGAATACGTCTTGATGAGGGGTAATCACATAGAGATGACAGCTACTGGTTCCTTCAAGAAGAAGTCCATTAGCTTAGCTAACTGTGCGCTACGCCGTAACCTAGACTTTCAGAAGGATGATACCCTAAAGACTTACTTCAAGGAGGGATACAACACTAACGAGATACCACTGAAGGAACTTACTTACTACCTACAGTGTGACCTATCTACCACACGGGCATTATATGTGGCGTTACAGGAGGACTACGCCAAGCCTGATTCAGAATCACTTATCAACATCCGTGACATCACGTTCAAGGTATGCTTGAGCCTGTCTCGTATGTATTCCTCTGGCCTTAAGGTAGACTTGAAGGCTCTAGAATCTGTGCGTACTGAGTTTGAGACAGAGAAGGCTGACATAGAGGAGAGACTACAGACTAAGGTACGCAAGCTTATGGGTGACACACCAGTAAACCTTAACAGCCCAGCGCAGATGTCTGAGGTAGTGTACAGTTGCAAGCCTATAAACAAAAAGGAATGGGCACTACTGTTTGAGTTCACTAAGACAGACAAGGAGTACAGGGATGCAGTCAAGGCTAACACAACCTACATTCATAAGACCTCTGCCTTTACATGCCCTGTCTGTAATGGTACGGGCAGTGTACATAAAGTAAGGAAGGATGGAACAAAGTATGCAAGGCCTAACAAATGTAAGGACTGTGAGGCTAGAGGCTACCAACTAAAGAAGTCTAATGAAATGGCAGGGCTAGGCTTCATGCCACCCAATAAGAAGTGGGTCAGTGCTAATGGTTTTAGTACAGGTAAGGATAATCTTTCTACCCTTATGACTACAGCTAAGGCTAACAACATGGACAGTGCCTTAGACTTCCTTAAGGATCTCAAACGCCTGTCAGCTATATCAAGTTACCTGTCATCATTCGTAGAGGGCATATCTGTATACACAAAGAAGGATGGATACCTTCACGTAAGCCTGACGCAGCACATCACTAGCACAGGCAGGTTCTCAGGACGTAACCCTAACATGCAGAACATGCCACGAGGCGGTACGTTCCCAGTGAAGAGGGTGTTTGTGTCGCGCTGGGATGGTGGGCAAATCATGGAAGCTGACTTTGCTCAGCTAGAATTTCGTGTAGCAGCATTCTTATCACAGGACGCATTAGCTATAGCAGAGATTGCATCAGGGTTTGATGTACACAGCTACACAGCTAAGGTTATCAGTGATGCAGGGCAGGCAACGACTAGGCAGGAAGCTAAGGAGCACACCTTCGCACCCCTGTTTGGAGCTACAGGTTATGGACGCACACCTTCAGAGGCAGCGTACTATCATCACTTCATAGAGAAGTATGAGGGCATTGCTGCTTGGCATAAGAGGCTAGGCAATGAGGCAGTACGGTATCAAAAGATTACTAACGTAGGTGGCAGGCAGTACGCCTTCCCCGGTACAGAGAGGAGGCCTAATGGTTTACCAACTAACTTTACTATGATAAAGAACTACCCAGTGCAGGGGTTTGCAACGGGGGATGTAGTACCTGCAGTACTTGTGGAGCTAGAGAGTAGGCTCATGCCTATGAGGTCTACACTGGTCAACAGTGTGCATGACTCAATGGTCATAGACATACATCCCTACGAGACAGATCAGGTGATAGAGATCATTAACTCTATGAACATGGACTTGAACCAAATCATCTATGACTACTACAAAGTAAAGATGAATGTACCTCTATTATTAGAGGCAAAGATTGGCCCTAATTGGCTTGACACGCATGACGTATGAGGTTATAACTTAGCTTCACATAACAAATATGATTGATAAAGGATCACTAATATGACAACAGATGTAGCACTTAAAGTAGACGGTATGTCCCTAGCTGAAGCTATGGGTATCAGCACAGGCGGCGGTGGTAGTACCACACAGTCCTCCTTGGCTCGTGTAAATCAAGTACACTCAGCCCTCACAGTAACAGATGCAGAGGGTGACGATGTTATCAAGGTTCCAGTTGGTGCCTACAAGGTAACACTACCTGATGGTGAGGTTGTGTACAGTAAGACAATCTCTACACGTATCTTCTCACAGCGACACCAGTGGCAAAAGTGGGATGCAGAAGCTAAGGCTATGCATAAGACATTGCTGGCAGCTAACCTTAACGCAGACTTAAAGGATACTACAGGTAGGTTTAACCTTGGGCGTCCATCAGGATACATCAAAGACTTTCAGTCCTTGCCTGAGGAGATGAAGACTATTATCCGTAGTGTTAAGCGGGTCAGGGTTATGCTTGGTGTACTAAAGCTAGACAAACCTACTGATGATATGGGTAACGCAATCAATGGTATGGATGCTGAGATGCCATTCGTAATGGATGTTAAGAACAATGAGTCCATGAAGGCTATGGATGCAGCAATCAACCAGATCATTAGTAAGAAGCTTACCCCTGTTGAGCATACTCTTAAGCTAGGCAGTGCTAAGCGTGACCTACCATCTGGTGGTAAGTACGCCATCATCGTACCTTCATTGGGTGAGCAGGTTCCTTATGGCTCAGACGATAGTAGTATCCTTCAAGACTTTATTGATTGGATCAAGGGTACTAATACTTGGATTGAAGGCAAGCACACAGAAGCTTCTGATGGTAGACTGTCTGCTGCTGATGCAGAGATGGTAGGTTCTATCGTAGAAGTGCGAGAGTTTGAGGGATGATACACCCCGCTGAGCTATCAGTACACGCATACTTGCGGTCAGCTATTAATGGCGAAGCAAGCATGAGTGAAGATATAATACAGCAAGTAGCCACGGATGTGGCTGCTGCACTTAACAAGCAGTTCAATGGTGGCCCTCGTGATGAGTTTCGTTTGCGTATGTCCAACATTGGTAGGCCTAGATGTCAGCTTTGGTTCGCTAAGAATTACCCTGAGACTGACGTGCAAAAGCCTACCTCCTTCATGCTTAACATGCTGATGGGTGATTGGACTGAGGCTATGTTTAAAGGGGTACTACGTGCTGCTGGTGTTGACTTTGGTGACAACGATAAGGTTGCACTTAAGGTAGGTGATGCCACCATCAATGGTGAGTATGACATGGTGTTGGATGGTAAGGTAGATGATGTTAAATCAACTACACCTTACGGTTACGACAACAAGTTTGCCAGCTACGATTCATTGGCTTACTCTGATGACTTTGGTTATGTATCACAGCTTATAGGATACGCCGTTGCATCAGGTAATGATGTTGGTGGTTGGTGGGTGATCAACAAAGTGAATGGTCAATTCAAATATGTAACAGCAGAGACTGCTGATGTTGAAGAGGTGATGGCTTCTATCAAAGGTACAGTTGACTACATAAATAATGATGAACCCTTTGAGCGTTGCTTTGAGGCAGTGCCAGAGACATTCAGAAAGAAAGCTAGTGGCAACCTTAAACTTTGTAAGACTTGCTCATGGTGTGATCACAAAAAGAAGTGTTGGCCTGAGCTAAAAGAACTACCCTCTAAGGTATACACAGGATCAAAGGCACCACCCTTAGTAGAATACATTTCAATAGAAGGATAAGAAAGAACATGACTAAGATTACACTAGACGATATTGAGTATAACACAGAAGATTTCTCAGAGGATCAAACTTCTTTGCTTAAAGAAATCCAGTATAACGGAAACATTAAGCAGCAGTTAGAGTATCAACTGCATAGTATATCTACTGTAGGTAACGGCTTAGTTGATCGTCTTAAGAAGTCACTGGTTAGTGAAACTATTCCAGACAAAGATGCCAGCAACTAAACGGTATCACGCTAAAGGTAAGTACA